CGCCCAGATCTACGATGAGTCTGTATCTCTTCAACAACTCATTTGAGATTGTTTACGAGAACAGGAATATTGAGGATGTTGAGAAGCTGTCCGCCTCGACATTCCGCCCACGTGGTGGCACCGCCCTATTGGATGCAATTGCCAGGACGATCGAGCAGGTTGAGAAGAACAACACCCAGCGATGGGCGGACATCGATGAGGTTGGCAATGTTATCGTGATCCTGACTGATGGGGATGACAACTCGAGCACCATGTGCACCAGGGAGGAGATGAATGACACGATCTCTAGAAAGCAGGCACAGGGGTGGAAATTTGTATTCTTGGCGGCGAATCAGGATGCCATCAAGAGTGCAAATGATATCGGTATCGGCCGGGATGCCGCCATCGACTTTGACACGGCCAATGTGTGCGAGGTTATGAGGTCGGCGTCGAGTGCCCTTAGCCGTTGTGTGACTGGCGAGTCACAGGACATCGTGTTTACACAGGAGGAACGCCTCAATTGCTCGCAAAATATATAATTATATAGTAGATGATAACAGTCGTCATAATAATTATTATCACAATCCTGATATTCCACTTCAGAAGGACACCAAGACTGCGTGAATTCTCCTGCAAATTCTATAAAGATGCTCAATATGATGATGATCGGTATGTCGATATAGGTGCACACGTGCCAGAAAAATTCAGAGACTTCTATTCAGGGTTTGGTGACCGCGTGAAGGAGGTCCTTGTTGGAAAGGATGAACACAAATTTTATGTGATTGATAAGGAGGGTTATATACAACGCATCACGGATGATGGGAAGATCGCAAAGTATGTGCCAAAGACCTTGAAATGCAGGGGGGTATTTGCCGACACTTTCAACAAGGAACGCGTTGGTGCGTATATAGATTCCGATGGTAGCATTCACATCGATCTAAGGGGTGACAGACTCAGAATTGGCGAGAGTTCTGACAAGATTATCAGAATCCTTGACGCATACAAGTGCAATAGAGACGGTATAGATAATTGGTTTGAGAAGTACAAAGACTATACCATATCCTGGATAGCACTCAATAGAGGCGGTGTCACAGTATATTATAGATAGACTTTCCTTAGTTGCTAAAGGCGACACCGGCCATGCCCTTCTTGATCCTGAGGATGTTGTAGTTCACGCCGTACACCCTGTGGAGTGAGTTGCCACCGGTGGGGCTGGTGACGATCAGCTTGGCGGTGTCGATGCGGGAGAAGTTCAGTGTGCCGGTTGGCTGGTACTTGCCGATGCTGAGGCAGAATGGCCAGGTGAAGGTTGGCTGCCTGTTGAGGGCATCGTCTGGGAGATTCTCGCAGTGCATCTCGTGGACCACATTGTGGTGGTAGGTGTTGGAGGTTCCGTCGAACAGGGTGGTGCCGTTGATGTAGAAGGAGGAGTCCTTGAAGTTGTACTCTGTCGCCCACGGAGCACCCGTGGCCTGGCCGGACACCAGGTGGAGGGCCTTCACGGGGTGGTTGAAGTATGTGAGGTCAAAGTCCGTGTCCGTGTTGCTTGCCAGGACGTGCTGAACCTGCTCGATGAGGAGCTCGTGGTCGGTATTCACAAAGAAGTCACGCTCCGCGGTATCGACATAGATGAAGTTGCCCCACACCTTTGGTGTCGAGCCAGCTACAAAGCCGTTGCGGCACTTGATGCGGATCTCAACCTCGTGGTACTGGAGGGCGACAAGTGGCAGCGCCTTGGTCCAGTCCTCGCCAAAGAAGAATGGGAGCATGAGATAGTCTGGCGCGCCAGAGTAGCCGAGCGAGTTCGACTTGCTCGTGTTGGTCACCCCGGCACAGGAGGCCCTTGCCTGATTGTTGCGGTAGAGGAGCTCGTGGACACCCTGGAGGTACAGCGAATCAAACGTCACGACCTTCTGACCGCCAATATAGAGGCTAAACTCGAAGAGGGTCGGGTCGTTGTCCTCGATGATACTGGCACTGTTTCTGTTGTCAGCCTTGTCATTGATGCCGGCGGCCTCTATCCACACGTAGCTGAGGAGGTCACCCTTTGATGGGATCTTTATAGTCACCTCGTTGTTGGCCGCAAATGTGCCAATGTAGTTGAGCTCCTCTGGACGCATAGCAAAGTTTGTATGACGCCGGTAGTTCTGGCGGAAAAAGGAGACCTGTGGCTCTCCTGTAATGTAGGCATCCTGCACACCCTTTGAGACGAGATCGACGAGTGCCCCTGACATCTTTTATATAAAACTGATATAAAAATTATAAACCCTACATACGCAGAGTATGGTGCTCTTTCAGGCACTCTCGTGGGAGGCCCGAGACTCTGATGGGGAGTACCTCATCAGCATCTTTGGGAGGGCCGAGGATGGGAGGTCCGTGTGTGTCACCACACCCTTCAAGCCCTACTTCTTTGTGAAGGTCCCACCGAGAACGAGTGACGGCTCCCTGTTCTCAAGGATTCAGGATGCGTGTGGTGGGGCTGCTGAGAATTACGAGCTTGTAAGGTCAAAGGATCTCTGGGGGTTTCAGAATAATGCCGAATTCCCATTTATGAAGTTGAATTTTGCAACCCTTGAGAATATGAAGAGGTGTGACCGCAAGCTGATTCGCCCATTGAAGGGTGATACCTATCCTATGAAGGTGTACGAGTCAAATGTTGAGCCGGTGCTCCGCCTGATGCACCGCTCTGGCATCCAGTCAACTGGCTGGCTCGAGACTGGTGACACGTGTGTCCGTTCCCACCTGGCAAATGTTGATATTGACCTCTTCTGCAACGACTGGAGGGCCCTCAGGCCCGATTCGAAGGATGGGAACGCCCCGTTTGTTGTGGCGTCCTTTGATATCGAGACCTATAGCTCTACTGGGAAGTTTCCTGAGGCCGACATCGAGGGTGACCAGTGCTTCCAGATTGCCTTCACCCTGAAGCGTCTGGGTGAGTCTGAGATGTATGACAGGACGTGCCTCTGCTACAAGAAGACTGATACCAACCTGGAGGGCTGCAACATCATCAACTATGATACCGAGCGTGACCTGATTATGGGCTTCAAGGAGTACCTCTCCAAGCACGATATCGATATTATGACTGGCTGGAACATCTTTGGGTTTGACCTGGAGTACATCTACAAGCGTGCAATCATCTGCAGGTGCCCCGACGACTTCTTTGAGCTTGGCAAGTTGAAGGGCGTCCGGTGTGACTTTGTCTACAAGAAGCTGTCATCCAGTGCCTTGGGCGACAACCTGATGAGGCTCCTCCCAATGTCTGGCCGTTACATCTTTGACCTGTTTCACGAGGTGAAGCGTGAGAAGAAGCTGGATAGCTACAAGTTGGATTTTGTTGCCGAGACCTATCTCGGTGACCACAAGATCGACATGTCTCCAAAGGAGATGTTCAGGCGTTTCCGCGAGGAGGATCCGGTCAGGCTCCGGGAGGTTGCCGAGTATTGTATCAAGGATACCATCCTGCCCCATCGCCTCCTGGACAAGTTGTGTATCCTGTTGAATCTTGTTGAGATGGCCAAGGCAACCTGGGTCCCGCTGTCCTACCTCTCGGAGCGTGGCCAGCAGATCAAGGTTTTCAGTCAGATGGCGCGGAAGGCTCGGGAACTCAGGTACATGATCCCAACCATCCGCTGGGGCAAGATCCAGAGCGACCCCTATGAGGGTGCAACCGTGTTGGAGGCCCAGACTGGGGCCTACTATACACCAATCACAGCCCTAGATTTTGCAGGCCTGTACCCATCTATTATGATGGCTCACAACCTGTGCTATTCAACTCTGGTTATGGACCCCAAGTACGAGAACGTCCCTGGGGTCGAGTACGAGAGCTTCCGGATTGGTGAGCGGACCTACAGGTTTGCACAGAATGTGGACAGCCTCTTGCCCTCTGTTCTCAGGGAGCTAAAGGCGTTCCGCAGCCAGGCCAAGAGGGATATGGCCAGGGCTACAGGTGTTATGAAGGACGTCTACAATGGCAAGCAGCTGGCCTACAAGATCTCTATGAACTCTGTCTACGGCTTCACGGGTGCTGGGAAGGGCATGCTCCCCTGTGTCCCGATCGCCTCGACCGTCACGGCGAAGGGTCGCAGTATGATTGAGGAGACCAAGAATTACGTGGAGGCAAACTTTGAGGGTGCAAAGGTGAGGTACGGTGATTCTGTAACTGGCGATACACCACTCCTAATCAGGATGAGTGATGGTTCTATTCATACAAAGAGGATAGATGAACTTACCAACGAGTATCAATGTGCTGACGGTGGTAAGGAGTCGTTCCCAGGTAATTATGAAGTGTGGACTGAGAAGGGGTTTACTCCGGTTGAAAGGATTATCCGTCACAAGACTACAAAGAAGCTGTTCCGCGTTCTTACCCACACAGGTGTCGTGGATTGTACCGAGGACCATAGTCTCCTAGACCAAAATGCATGTATGATTAAACCAACTGATGTCACTGTCGGTACAAAGTTGCTTCACGGCGATACACTTGATGCGTTTGATTGTATTGATATGACAGTTGATGTTGATGAAGCCAAGATTATGGGTTTCTTCTTCGGAGATGGGTCGTGTGGTCAGTTCACTTGGGCTCTCAACAATTCAAACCTTGACTATCTCCTTGAGATGCAGGGACTGTGTCCATTTGAAACCAAGATCCTGGAAAGCAGTGGTGTGTACAAGTTGAATGCTTGTGGTGATGTCAAGTCCATCTCAAACAGATATCGCATCCTGTTCTACAATGATGCACGGGAGAAGATCGTGCCATCTTGTATTCTCAATGCACCTACTGAAGTTGTTAAGGCGTTTGTTGATGGCTACTACATGGCTGATGGTGACAAGGACGCTTGCGGCTATACGCGTATGGATTGCAAGGGCAAGCAGGGTACAATGGGTCTTCAGCTATTGGGTAGGCGTCTTGGTTACAATGTAAGTCTTAACACACGCGGAGACAAGTTGAATGTGTTTAGGCAGACCTGGACTAAATCTAGTCAGAGAAAGGATCCTACCACAATCAAGAAGATTGAATACCTTGGCGAGACTAAGCAATATGTATATGATTTGACTACCGAATCTCACCATTTTCATGTGGGACCAGGTGAGTTGATAGTTCACAACACCGACTCGGTTATGGTTGAGTTTGACACCACTGGTATGACTCCCGAGCAGGCCCTGGAGCACAGTTGGAGGCTTGGTGAGAAGGCTGCGGAGGAGTGCACGGCCCTCTTCAAGAGGCCCAATGACCTGGAGCTTGAGAAGGTTTACTATCCATACTTCCTGTACAGCAAGAAGCGGTACGCCGCCAAGCTGTGGACAAGGGGGAAGGATGGCAAGATGAAGATGGACTATATTGATGTGAAGGGGCTTCAGCTTGTACGGCGTGATAACACCCCCCACGTCCGCGAGGTCTGCACCGAACTCCTGGATATAATTCTGGAGTCGAAGAATCCTGATGCCGCGATTGCATTGGCCCGCCAGAGGGCTGCTGAACTTGTTGGTGGTGAGGTTCCTATGGAGAAGTTGATTCTCTCACAGAAGCTTGCAGAGTCCTACAAGAGTGACAATATGGCTCACGTGCAGGTCCGCAACAAGATGCGTGAGAGAGAGCCGGGTTCCGAACCCCAGCCGGGTGATCGGGTCCCGTACGTGTTGACCGACACGGGGAACAAGAAGGCCAGGGCGTTTGAAAAGTCTGAGGACCCCAGGTATGCCAGGGAGAACGGCATACCCCTTGATTACCAGTACTACCTCGAGAACAAGTTTATGAATCCAGTCTGTGACCTATTGGAGCCCCTGGTTGAGAACCCAAAGGAGGAGATCTTCAGCGGCATGCTCCCAAAGAGGCGAACCAGGAAGGTCTCAGACCTATTTAAGAAATTCGAGCAAAATAACAGTAAGACGGATGAGTGAGCAACTCGTTCAGCTGTTCGAGGCCGAGGTTGACCGCCGCGTCAATGAGAGGATTACAGCATTTGCCAGGCAGGTATCAGAGAGTTACCGCATCCCAATCTCTCTGCTATTGCGTGATGCAGGCAACCCGGACCTGACTGGGCTGACGCCTCACACGAACACCTGCCTCGGTGTGAAGAGGAATGGGCAACGCTGCACATACAGGGCGACCGGTGGTGGGTACTGCAGACACCATCAGGAACAGAAGAAGAAGCTGGACCCTATTGAGGTCAAGAATGTTGTTGAGCACAATCACAGTGTGCCACCTCTGTATCAGGATGGGTGCCCCGCGTGTGCTGTCCGCACCCCCTCGACAAACTCTCGCGAAAAGTCAGTTATAGATTTTAATCTATTGGTAGATAGCAGATGAGCAGGTCGGAGACTCTTCTCATCTCGGTCAATCAGTTCTATTCGGACAGCAAGAATTCGGAAATCCTCAAGGACATATTGGAGAAGCGGAGTGGGATCTCCTTGAGGAATCTGGAATGGTTCATAACAAATTACTCCAAGAACAAGAACCTATCTTATACCACCAGGGCTGGCAAGATGTTCAGTGTCCACTGTGCCTACAAGTCGAGTCTTGATGGCTATAGCAAGAAACTCTTCGACCCCTTTTGCAGGTCGAACAAGTTTGAGTTTACGATACCGGGGACTCGCGACACCATCATAACAACCGTTGCACAGCTGAACTTCATCAGGTGGTGTATTACCAACAACGTCATCGACTACATCAAGAGCAACAGAGAACTCCTCAAGTCAAAAACATAGGCCTCAAGAAGCCGTTTTCAAATTCGAGCGTCTGATATCCAGTATAGTACAGGTGATATTTGTATACCAGCGGTGGCTTTATCAGGGAGATCGGGGCGGTCGTTGAGGTGCCGTTGGCAACATTTGATGCCGTCATATAGAATGTGTTGTTGATGCTGGCCGTTGAGACATCCTGGGTTGTTGACAGTGTAGGATTCGATGATGATATTATTACGCCGTTATTCTGATACACCGTTATGGTTGAGAGACAATTCGCGGTTGCCGTCACGGTTAGGGTCGTCCCGGTCTGCCTGGTTGAAACCGTCGCTGTAAGTGTTGCCGTGACATCATTCTGGGTCAATGATGTTGTCACAGTTGACTCTTTGCCAGTCTCCAATAAAGACGCCAGCAAGAATGTCTTGTCAGAATTCAGCTGGCTGAAATCCAAAGCCCCTGTTGGCAGAGGGTCTTTCGGTTTCAGGCTGAACGAGTACGTGTATATGTTCCTCAGGGGTGCGGAAAGGCCCACCTTGAATGGGACCTGGTGCTTGAAATAGTTTGCAGTCGATGTGGAATTTCGCGCCTCAGCCTCCATAAATCCAAGATTCTGAGTCCCATTGATGAACAGCTGGGCATCCGACATGATTGGATTCTCGGCCTGGAGATATATGTTCGAGGTTGTTGTTGCCCCGTTGTAATAATTCCCAAAGTTGAATCGATTTGCAATCTCGCGAGGGTCATTCTCAAATTCGTCCCTCCTGAAGAACCAGTGCAAGGTTTTTACAGGGATATTGGGAACCAGATTGTTCTTGGCTTCAACAAAGAACGAGTCGATGTCAAGAGGGCTCTGCCTCCTCATCAACTCGGTCGTTACGATCTGCTTGTTGTTGATAATGTAAGATCTCTCGAGAGGTGTCAATGTTATCTCCTCGGTCACAATCTCGAACTGGGAGAGTTCCATATTCACATCATCTGGTGGATTTGCAAAGAAAGTCTTGTCATTGAATGTGATGTTTAAAAATATCTTCTGCTTGTGGATTGCACAGAGTGGGAAATAGGGTTTGAAATAGCTGTCATTCAACAACTTGTTGTCGAAATCCCGAGTAGAATGCCTCCTCCCAAAGAAGAAGTGGAGTGGCACAAATAGTTTTATATCACCTTTAACGATATCCTTAGCCGCCTCACTCGCCATGGTACCGGATGGCTGCCCGTTGTTGTCAAGAAACCTGATGGCATCCTTCTCCTCTTCGGTCATATAGAGTTCATCATATATGATTGCCCAATCTGTGTAAAGAGTCTCCAATTCAAACTCGTCAACCCTAAACTCGACCGTCTTTATCAACGCCTTGCCAACATCCGCCGTGTAATCAAAACTGCCGTCTACTACAAAATTCGATGGCAATGTGCATTTTAGGAACATATTGCACAGGAGGTCACCCATCTGCTGAGGGTTCAACACAACCTGTATGGTCTCGTTGAAAGGCCAATGGGTTGAGGTTGTTGTGCCCGGCTTCTTGATCTTGGTTGACCTCTGAAACTTTGTAAAGTTTGAATGCCTGCGTTGATTGAAATCAAAAATGGGATCCTTCCCATCAAGATAGGTGTCCTGTTTGCCAACGGCATATAGTGACATTACAGCGGCACTACCAGCCATTGTCTACTATTCTAGCAGGTTATTTTCCCACATCTGGATTATCGAGGTCCCCTCTAGGTCCTTCAGTGCCACCTCCGCAGCCCTGGCCTCCCTGAACATCGCCTCGACCGCCTCCTCAGTGTACTGCCACGTCTTGATATTGAGCAGGTAGTCGTGATTGCCTTCCACCTTGGGGAACTCCCGAGCAATCTCATCCTCCAGGTCCTTCCTCTTCCGCCTGAACACCACGATCTCCCCGTTCACAACCTTGAGGACAAAATTGGCCCTGTTCGTGAGGGTCAGCACCTTCTGCTCCAGCTGCCTCTTGAGGTGGGCCTTCCGCCTCTTGTAATAGTCGATCCGCAGCTCCACAAAGTCCACCAGAATCTCCTCCGCCGACTGGTACTTCTTGATCCCCTGTTTGGGGTGGAACAGGTGCATATTGCTCACCCTGATGGTCTTGGCCAGCTTGAGGTCCCTCACGGGATCATCCCCCTGATAGCCACCAATCTCAAAGTGGATACTCTCGGTCGTGGAGTTGTTCTTGTACCCCGAGATTGTCTTCTTGTCCACGAGGGCATCGAGGTGCTCCTTGAAGTCCTGTGTCCACAAACCGGGTGGGAGTTCTGTGACCGTGAGGTCACCCGCCTTGCGGATGGAATGTATCCCCGTAGCCACCCAGGCATCATCCCTTGCCACAATGGACCCCTTGAAACCCCTGTACCAGGGTGTCATCTTCCTGATGGCCTTGCCCCTCAGGGCCAGCCTGATGTTTGCCCTGATATCATCTGGGTTGAATGGTGGGACGTTGCAGCTGAAGCCCGTGCCAATGCCCTCTGACCCATTGATGAGGACAGTTGGCAGGACTGGCATGAAGTACTCGGGCTCGATGGGCCTGCCATCGTCTGCAAGGTAGTTGAGAACCGCGTCATCGTCTGGATCGAAGATCTTCCTCGTCTGGGGCATCAACCTTGTGAAGATGTACCTCGTCTGACTGGCATCCTTGCCACCCATTAGGCGAGTCCCAAATTGGCCACATGGTTCAAGATAGTTTACATTGTTGGAGCCGACATAGTCGTGAGCCATCTTGACAATGGTGTCGGCCAGAGAGACCTCGCCGTGGTGATATGCCGTAGTCTCAGAGACGTAGGCGGCCAGCTGTGCAACCTTCATCTCATCCTTGAGATTCTTCTTGAGACAGGCAAACAGGACCTTGCGTTGAGAGGGCTTGAAGCCATCACACATATGAGCAATCGAACGCTTCAGGTCAGCCAGGCTGAAGTTGATCAGGTCCTTGTGGATGAAATCCGAAACTGTTATGCTCCTGACTGAACCATAGTTGATCTCCTCGTGACCACTCGAATTCTTGGTGAGCCACGCCTTCCGGGCATCAGCCTTGGTCTTGTCAAATGCCAGCACAACCGATTCATCAGCCCCCTCATCAACCTCGAAACCAACCGTCAACTTCTCGATACTCTTGAAATAGCTCTTGGCCTCCTCGGAGGTTGAGGTGCCCAGGCCCTTGTAGTACTTGACCTTCCAGCCACTCCCAGGCCTGCTCGATTCGTCACCCCTGAATACAGAGTCTGTGAAGAACCACCTCTGCTGCTTCCCCCTTGTCGCCTTGACAATTGGGGTCACCATACAGATCACAAAGCCGATATCCAGGAGACTCGGCCAAAAGTAGTGGAACATGTTGAGCACAAGGCCCTTGATGTGACTCCCGTCATTGTCGGCATCGGTCATGATCATAAGTTTGCCATAACGAAGCTCACTGACCGAGGTGTACACCTTGCCCTGCTGCAACCCCAAGATCTTCTTGAGATTGTTGAACTCCTCGTTGTCCATCAGCTGCTTGGCACTGGCATCACGGACATTCTTGCACTTGCCACGGAGTGGGAATACACCATAGGCATCCCGGCCAACAACGGATAGACCGGCGACCGCCAGAGTCTTGGCAGAGTCGCCCTCGGTGATAATCAGGGTCGTCTTGGCACTCCTGGAAGTCCCGGCCCAGTTGGCATCATCAAGCTTTGGGATGCCAGTAATCTTGGACCTCTTGGCACCGTCGGTCTTCTTGAGTTCCCGCTCCTCACGGACCCTTGACAGTGCCATAACCTCATCCTGGACCCCGGTCTTGAGGACACTCTTGATGAAATTCTTGGGGGGCTCGAAGCGGCTCCCAAACTCCTGAACCTTGAGGGTGCATTCGGACTTGATCTGACTGCTGAAGCTTGGGTTTACCAGGGTGGCCCTGACCAGCACAAAGAGGGTGTTCTTGACCTGCTGCGGCCGGAGCTTGATCTTTTTTGCCAGGTCGTCAATAATCCCATTCGAGATCATATTGGCAACGTGGTCGACGTGCGTGCCACCCCTGGTTGTGCAGATGCCATTCACAAAGGAGACCTGCTGAAAGCCGGAGTCGGATGGGGCCACCGATACGGACCATCGGGGGGTTGTGACACTGACGACAGACTCTGCACCGGGGTGGAGCATCCTCATGTATTCTTCAGTTGAGGGGGACTTGATCTCTGAACCCTGGAAAGAGACCTTGCAGTTTGAACTCGTGCAGAAGGCTGCGTCCCATACCCGCTTCTCGATAATCTTGTAGATGTCCTCATCCATCTTGGTCATACCAAAACGCCCCCAGTCGGGGATGAAAGTTATCGAGACACTTGGGGTTGAGGTCCTGAGGCCTAGGGCCTCAATCCTGGGTTTGTTGCACCTTGTCATGTTGTCCTCCCAAGTCTGGGAGTACCTCTTCTTGTTGACTGGGTCCTTGATGGTCACACTGAAGAGCTTGGAGTAGACGTTTGCCAACTTGGCGCCATAGCCGTTGCGACCGCCAACAACCCGTTGGGCATTGTCATCGTAATTTGTAGAGGTCAAGAGGTGTCCAAAGGTCAGCTCGGGATTCCACAGCTGCTCCTCCTTGTGAAGTTCAACGCATATCCCGCCAAGTGGGCCGTTGTTCTCAACGGTTATGGCACCGGTCTCGCGGTCGGCAGAGACCCTGATATACTTGACATCTTTGGGATATGTAGAGTTGCGATCGATTGCATTGACCAGAATCTCATCAAAAATCTTCAACAGTGCGGGGGCGTACCTGACCTGCCTCTGCGTGAATCGATCCCCATCAAGAACCCAGTACAGGTCGGATTGCAGAGCAGTTGGTCCGACATACGAGTCGGGTCTCAGCAGGATGTGCTCTTGATGAGAAACCTTTTTAACGGTTTCGGACATATTGTTCTGGACATATATGTAAACTTTTTTCTTAAGTACTGTTAAGACATGAATTTCTTTCTCGTCCTGATGTCCGTGCTCGCTGGTGTAATATCCCTCACGAGTTCGATAATAGGCCTGAGTTTATACGGCAAGCTCTCCGCATCCGAGCAGAAGGCTGCGGATGAGAGCAGGAAGTACATCTGGGGCATGCTTGTATCTTCCGTCATTATCACCCTAATCACCATCGCGATCGCCGTAAAGGGATCCTAAAAGGTATATGCGTAGCCCGGGTATGACACCGAGTTCGGGCACAAGACAATCGTCAATATCGGCACGCTTGCGATACCTGTTGAAGTCTTGGAACCACTCGTATATGTCTCGGAAGGTTCTTGACTGGAGGCGGTGCTGCTTGCGGGCGTCACCAATCTCACGCCGCCTGAGGAAGCTCAAGTGACCCCTCGGGGAGAAATAACAGGCAAGACACACCCTCTTGAGTCTCATATCTCCGTAGTATCTAATCATCGGGTGATTTCCCAGCATACAGAATGGCTTGTGGGTTGCAAAGTTTCTCAAGAGGAAGAAGGTCTTGAAGTTTTCAATCTTTAAACTGACACCTACAGGATTCCCACATTCATGGCACACATTGTCCCATCTCACCCGAAGCATGGTGCCTCTCTCTCTAGGGCTCAAGGTCTCTAAACATTTTTCTACTTATTAAGTAATGTGGTTGTATCTTTTAGCTGCTCTGCTGATATTCCTCGTCTTTGTACGAGGTTCGAATGGGGCCTCAAGGGCATCTATTGAAAAGCTGGTCCGCCAGTCGGCCCGCTTTGCCACGGCCGCTCAACAGGACGAGTCACCGCTGGTGTCTGTCCTTCACGCCAACTACTCTGCAGGGTACCTCTGGGCCCTCAAGGATATAGCCACACCAAAGCAGATTCACAATGCCACCGGTGTGGATATCAACAAGTTTGAGGAACACATATCGAACGTCCAAGACATGGTGACCAAAAAGACACTCAAGAAGTGTCCAGAGTTTGCCGGAGATGTCGACCTGTACCTCGCAACCATAGGCGGCGAGGCGGCATCTATCTTGACCTGAGGAGCCTGTCGAGTATATCTTGAGCTGGGCCTCTCGGTATGCCCCCGCGACCGAGGACCATGGCACCAGCCCTCGCCGTCTGCCGCCTCGCGGTTCTGCCGCTCGTCTTTGGGGATGACTTCTTGATAGACCTCTTGGCACCCATCGGGAGCGGCGTGGCACCGAGAAGTCTTTGAGTCACCGGGTTGAATACAACATTGTTGGCAAGATTGGCGTTGTACTGCAACAATTGATAATAGAGTTTCTGCTCGGCAAGAAACTTCTCATTCCTCTGTCGCATCCTCATACGATTGATATTTTTTAACGCACCCTCCTTGAGATTGTTTGCCAAGATGGAACTCTTGACCTTCCTCTTGGCAAACTTTTTTACTGCATCCACGTCTGGCATTTAATAATTACAAACAATTTAATATGATTCTTCATCTGGGTTGACAAAGACATTCTGACACTTTTCTATACACTTTTCAAGTTTCTTTTCATTCTTGATGTCACCTGAAGCCAGATAGCAGGCATACTTTGCTTCATAATCTTTCCTAATCTGGTGGTCCCTCTTTGTTTTTGGTCGGATCATTGGAAACAATTTCAACATTTACCATATATCGAGAATTTCCTGTCTGAAAATGTCCGAGGTCCTGAGTCGCTTGCGACTCAATCCACAGGCGTTGATCCATCTTCGCTTGCGACCCGATGTCCGTTCACGTCAGATTTGTCGTGCCCAGAGATGGCCGCGCCTTCGAGGTTGGTCGTGTGAATGTCACCCTCAAGGTGTTTGACCCAGCCAGGACATTGGAGAGCCTTCGGCGAGCACAGGCAAGGCTGAGGGCCGAGAAGGCTGCACGGAGTACCATAGTCATCAGGGGGCTAAAGGATGAACCCAGACGGACTGAACTCATCTGCAGGGCGGTCACACTCTCGGGAGCCCCGTGCAGATCTAGAGCCAGTTGCGGTGCCTATTGCAAGCGGCATTATTTTGTAAGCAGAGAGTAAATGTTTGACACCGAGACCCTCCGCCCCGTTATCATAGGCATGACGGTCTACATAGTCTTGGCCAATGTCCTCCCCAATTTCATCAAGGAACCAACAGGCTTCAAGCCCCTTGATGAACTCAACATGCTCCTGATTGCCCAGAAGGGGTCTATGATGTCGGGTGCCATCCTGGCGGCAATAATCGTCTACGCGGCAAACTACATCAACGAGGAAATGCTCTGAATTGCTCAAGGATCTCCCCCCTACTCACTCTCTGCCTCGTGAATGAATGATCAACCTTTCGCACCATCTTGGTGTGTGCATCCAACATGAATTCCTTCAGCTGCTCAAAGTTGGGCCTTCCCCATAGCATCCCCTTTTTGAACAGGAAGTCATCATTCGGCACCTCCTGGGTGCCACAGGAAATCATATAATCACTCCTGATGTAGTCGGGTGCCCCGCCATACTCGGGAAGGATGACGGGCTTGTCACGGAGTGCAGCCTCTACGGCACCCAGGCCAATCCCCTCGGAATTCGAGAAGCTCACGTAGCAGTCACACATTGCGTGGAGTCTGTCTACAAACTCCTGTGGTGCCAGGCCGTTGATAACCCTGATGTTTGGGTGTTTGATGGTGACCCCCTGTTTGCAGGTTGCCTTGATTATCAGTTCACACCGGGGCAGATTGAGTTCTGTGAATGCTCTCAGGATGTCATTGACATTCTTGCGTGGATCCAGAACATTGCCGATGTGATAGAACCTGTAGACATCCGACTCGGGGAGAATGAAGACGGGTGGCGGTGGGATATAGGCCCTGATTATGTGAAAATTTGTATCGGGGAATTGTCTCGAGAAGACCCTCTTGCAGAATTCACTCGACACCGCAATATTCTCAAACATGTCAAAGAGTTTTCCATAATCCTCATGGACCGTTTCAGTCTCACAGATTGTCATGCATATGACAGACCTTGCCCTCTCCTTTATTCTGGGTAATGTTGACAGCCAGGGCTCGGTTGGCAACGGGAACACAAACACGTCCTGGTTGTCATCGTCTGGCCCAAGCTGGTGAATCTCCTTGTATGTACTCCCAGGGAACAGGCTGACATACTTGAGCATGCACTGACCAATTCCGGCCAATGGCGTTGGCCCTATAAAAAGCATCTACCAGGTTAAAGATTTTAATCTTTAATAATTGTATAATGGACCCCATACGCGAAAAGATCAATGCCGCTCTCAGCGGTCGCAAGCCAGACCCACGTGAGGTTCTCCAGCTCCTCCTGGAGGTCACTGATGTTGTTCAGGGTGGTGCGATGGGTCCACCAGGCCCCGCTGGCCCCCCAGGCCCCGAGGGCCCGGTAGGCCCCAAGGGCCCTAAGGGAGACCAGGGGCCAGCTGGACCCGAGGGCCCACAGGGACCCCCTGGGAAGGACCTGACCGCATAAAGTAGAGCCATCCACCCAAGATGGCTACTAGACCCGCGATCAGGTACATGAATGGGATCTTTCTGCCGGCCGGTTTAGGCGTCGGTTCAGGCGGGGGATTCAATACAATGTCAGGGAGGTTATCCAATCTTCTGCACAACTTTTCTATAGATCTCGCCAATTTATCAGGCTTTGGTGCCTCGTGGTCAATTGTCGTGATCTCCAGGATCATGTAGAATGAGGCGTCAGGTTGCAGCAGGTTGTAATCGTCATCACCCTGGTGCTCATACAGTGTAAAGTTCAACTTCTTGATTGAGATCGGGTTGAAGTAGTTTGTCTGTCTATTGAGACCCTTCCACTGCTTGTCGTGAACAACCAGGCTATTGCTCCCACCAAAGTTGCGTTCAAGGGCTATCCGGTTGAATATCTGACCCCTGCGTTCAGTTAGGATCTGCCCGGGTGTTGGGATCTCGGGGCAGTAGATGTCTATAAATTTGGCTGCATTGACATTGCCAGCATCGCTCGAGCCTATCTGCGTCACAAAAAAGTCTACAAGTTTGATTCCTATAACATCCCTCATAGACTCGACCATGGTGTTTGACTCGATGCCAAAATTTACAGAGAAGGTGTTGTTGGTTCCAGTAACAAAGTTTGAATCGATCATAACATATTGAACCTTCTTGGGCAAGTCCTTGACGTTCATTATTATTTTATCAACAATATATTAGTATGAGTTCAACCCAGTTTGTCATGGCGATATTCCCAATATGTTCAGCAGTCTTCTTTGCTGGGTATCAGGTGAATCGCATCGATGAGCTGTTCACCAAGGCTCACGCGTCAGAACTCGAACACGCTGGGACCCGTGAGATCATCTGTGACATCCATGGCAAGGTCACCTCGATTGAAAAGGACATAAAGTATATGCAGGCTAAATTAGATAACTAGAGATGATTGCATTTTCTCTTTTTGTCAATCTGTATTTTGCCGTGTTGGGTTATGTCAAATCAAAAGACACACGTGAATGGTGGGACCTGAGTCAGGGGGAGAAGGAGGAACTCCTCCGCAAGTATGTACCAGAGGGTGAGTACACCGAAGAGCTCGGGGGGGACTTCCCAGAGGGCTGGTTCGACCTCGAGGACTGGGAGAAGAGGGCCATCCTGGACAAAAACCTCGAGGATTATTATAAGGATGAAGCCGACAAGGAACTCGATCTTACAGGCATTTCCAATTCTCAGGGATGCAAAGACGATCAGGGGCGGGGAAGATGCGTTATTGTTTGAAAGGAACAACAGAATTTATCGTTTTACGAGACCATCATCACGAGAAGCCGCCGAACTTGAGATCGATGTCTGCGGAGCTGCGTCAAGAGCTGGACTCTTTCCAATGATAGGAATGCCCGAGTACTTCGAGGATACTGGCATTCTCAAGATAACTATGGAAAACTTGGATGGTGACCTGGCAAAATTAAAGAGCATGTCTGGAACTGACATGAGGGAACTAAAAAATGCTGTAATAACACTTGTTGAACAATTTAATGGTCTTGGATTTTGTCATGGCGACTTGGGCAATGGTAATAATATAATGTATAAAGACTTGGGTAATAACAGGTATAGACTCTATTTAATTGATTTTACGCGTTCTAAAAAGCGTAATAATTCTTGTAGAAATCTAGACTTTACAAAAAGTATGAGTTATTTTAGACAGGTCACGAGACCAGATAGAATAGTAAACAGGGACTTTATAGTTGGAAGTGCTCGGTCCCGATTGAAAACAATGGTAGCCTTTTAGAGACTATAACAAGGATGAAGGTTCTGTGCGGGCGACCACACGCGGTTCCGCAAAACAAGGGGAGGTACCTGCGATTTGCGGAAAAGTTGAATGGGCGTTGTGCTATGCAGGGAACCTTGTGGAGCGGGACTGGGAACCACCAGTTTGATGCACTGGTTGCTCTTGACCCTGACAATGAGCTGAGCTATTCGGTCTTCACACCGGAGGCAGAGCTTGAAAATGGTCGCCTGGCAGCATACTTTGGATATCGGCTTCTTGCCTGAGCTGCCTCTGGGCAATCTCAAAAATACTTTTGAATATCTGAGACTTTTCCTCAGCGGATAGCCCCCCTTGGACGCTTACCCTTTGGAGGACTCTTTTTATTAGCAGGACGAGGAGGAGGAGATTTTCCATTGATATTTGACAGTATATTATTTATTCTGGTCTTACTCCCACGTGGTGAGAGCCTGTTGCCCGGTTTCAGGTTGCGGGCGTTTACAGGCCGCGAGCCTGGAGATCTCCGATAGATCTCGCGAACTGCAAGCGGCCCCAGGATTTCCATCTCTTGTGGCCTGACTGTATACGTCTTGTAGACGGTTAGGACCTGTGGTTCTGTCCGCTTTGGGAATGATACCTTCAGCCCCAGGCCCATATCGACAAGTCTCTTGATCTCGCGCAGTTCCGTGTTTGTGAGTTTCATTCTTAAAAATAACGAGCAAAATATTTTCAAGGATGGATATGACACCGGATGACCCCGTCAGGGCTCTAAAAGACCTGAGGGAACTTGTGAAGGACCACGTCCTCCCCCGCCTGACCCAATTGGAGGAGGAGGTCCGTCTATTGCGTGAGGTGACCTGGCCCGTCTGTCAGGCCCTGAGGGAAAGGTCGCAGCTCGATGACAAGACGCGGTTTATGAGACCCCTTCATGATGATGAGATTATAAAACTCTTGAAGATGAAGAATGAGCTTTCTAAAACTGGAATTCCCAGATATTCCACAACTCAGTTCTTGAGTGACGAGTTGTTCAGAACCATATCCTCTATAAGTGTCTCGAATGTAAACTCCGGCTCCCACCCAATGGAACGCACCTTGGTAGAATCACCCAGCAGCTGATCAACCTCACAGGGCCTGAAGAACTTTGGAGAGATCTTGAGAACCCGAGAGCCTGTGGCAGAGTTGATTGCACCCTGGTCATCCCATGAGAGTTCGATGCCATTCTTTTTCGCTACAATATTTGCAAGGTCTCTGATTGAGTGTTCAACGCCAGTTGCAACCACGTAGTCATCTGGCTGTTCCTGTTGGAGCATGAGCCACATTGCCTTTACGTAGTCCTTGGCGTGACCCCAGTCCCTCTTGGCGTCCGGGTTGCCAATCTCCAGGACCTCAATC